CGCATCCACTTCACGGCTCTGCCATCCGGAGGCTGTCGGCCTGCGGCGGGCTGTGCCGCTGCGGCGGGTTGCGCGTGGGGCTCCTCGCTTGGGGCCGTGGACCCGGGAGAGGCAACCCCCGGAGAATGCCCCACGCGCTCCGCATGGAGACGCGAGAGGGCCTCTTGCGCCTCCAGCAGCTTGTCGGTGTCGCCCTCGTCGTAGGCATCCTTGAACTCAGCCCGAGCCTTCTCCAACTCCGCGTCGTTGCGGGCTCCATATTGCTCGACCAATACTGTGTTGCTGTTGTCCAGAGACTGCTTCAGCGCGGCGTTGTCACGGGCCACGGTCTCAGCAAAGCGGGTGGCCTCTTCGGCCTGTCGCTGGGCGCTTTCTTTGGCCCGGCGCTCTTCGTGAAACTCGAACTTTACCGCCTTGATGCGTTTCTGCGCGTTCTCCGAATAGTCCCGGACTTCCGCCTCAAACGCTTCGCTGTCCACATCCAGACGATCTGCGGCAGGTGCCGCGCCACGTTGGTCCTCTTCGGGGGTGTCATCGAGTATCTCGATCTCAAGGGCGTCCTCATCTTCTCCTTCGCCTGGGGCGGGGAAGTCTTGAGGCTCTTCAAAATCTTGGTTTTTTGCTGCTTCGCCTGCCATCATCAAGCCCTCGAATATCCACGGGGATCATCAACCACCGCCTGGACGGTATCGTCGTTGATCAGCCGGAACTCCTGACCGTGTACCTTGAAGCGGACGCCCTTGTAGGCCCCAATAAGGACGAAATCGCCCTCCTGGCACCAGGGCTCCGGGCCGAAGCGCTCCACGTCGGAGAAGCACATATTGCCCATCTTCAGGACCAGTCCCACCACGGTGGAGGTCTGTTCGATGTCTCGGGTCACGTCGGCTTTGAGGATGCCGCCCGCTGTTTTCTCTTCCGCCTGGGGGATGCCAATCAGCATCCGCCAGCCTTTTGGTACAGGAAGCTGCGGCGCGGTCTTCTCCGCTTTGGCTTCCAGGGCTACGCCTTCGAGGTCCACGAGGGCGGGCTTGGTCGCTTGGCTTAGTTTGGTCATACGTCGAGTTTCTCCCGTTTCTCGATATCTTCCAGGGCATCCAAGATGGTACGTTCTGCCATCGCCAGCCCCTGTATTACTCCAACATCCTTGGCGTAAGAGACCGCTATCCTGCCCGGTTCGAGCTCGGATAGCGCATTGCCGCCAATCATGTTGTCCGCCAGATCATTCATGTCCTGACGAATACGATCTCTGATAACGTCTAAAATATTATCGGCCAATGTTCAGCCTTTCAAGCTATTTCTTCAATATTGTTCTACGAATGTTCACTCGTCACCCTCGGAACCCTGGATAACATTGGTCATTTGAGCGGCTGCGTTCTTCGCGTCCCGTACCCTCTCATTGGCCAATCGCTCTGCCTCCAGGTCGGCAGATTGCTCATTTCGCCGCAGATTGACCTCTTCCCGCATCGAAGATTGGCCCTCCTGGCTGGCAATACGTTCGCGCTCGATCTCGTCGTCCGCCGCCGCCATGGCGATGTCCGCGCCCAGCCGCGCGCCGGTTTGCTTCTCCTGAGACTGTATGCGGGCCAGATCCAGCTCCAGGCGCTTGAGCTCGATCTCTTTGTCCAACAGATCTTTCTGGACGCCGATACTCAGCTTGGCCTGCTCCATGCCCTCGCGGGACTGCAGTTGAGCAGCCGTCGCGCGGTCGCGCATCTGATCGGCGGTGGCCTTGCGGTCCACCTCTTTGGCCTTGGTCTCGGCGTCCATCCTCTGCATCTGCAGCACTGGATCATTCTGCGCCTCGGCGTTCTTCGCCGCCTGCGCCTCGGCCTGATCCTTCTTCAGGAGCTTATCAGCCGCATCGGCCACCAGCTTGGAGAGATGGATCTCGGTCTCGGCGGGCAGATCCTTGTCGAACTCAGGCAGCGGCACGCCCAGCTGCTTCTCGATCTCGCGCCGGTACTGGAATGCCACGTGCTCCTGCAGATGCGCGGAAGCCGCAGCGGCTATGACCTTGGCCATAGGAGACTGCTGCAGCGTTTGCTGGATCTTCGGATCTTGCGCCGCCGCCATGTGGACGCGGATGTGGCTCTCGTGGTCCTGGTGCACGTGCGCCTTCACCGGCTTGCCGGTCATCAGCGCGATGTTCTCCGCCACCGGGTCCATCGGCCTCATCTCGTCTTCCATCGGGATCAGCTTCTCGGCGTTGTCCACGCCCATGTCTTCGATCATGCCCCGGTGGAGTTCCTTGCGGTCGTAGATGTCCGGATCTGTCTGGGAGAGCTGATGGATGGCTTGGTGTCGCATGATGCGGTGAGCCATTGTCGAAGCATTCGGGTTGCTGACGGGGAGTATGTCAACTCGCTCATCGTAGTCCTGGGCGCGGGTAGCACCCTCGTCCACGTCGTATTCGTACTCATCGGGCTGGTGCTCCTTGATCAGCTTGGCCAGAAGCTTGAACTCTTTCCGCATCGCGGCGTGAATACGTGCCTGAACGCCCGACATGACCTTCATGCCGCGCTCCAGAATGGCTAACGTTGTGCCTACCGGCGCTTGGCTGTTCATATCGGAGATTTTCAGGTCCGCGATGGAGACAATGTTGCGTCCTTCCTCCACGATATTGCCCAAAAGCTGGTACAGGACCGTCGAGGGCTCCTTGTAGGGCACGAACGTGATGTTATCCTTGATCGAGCCGCCAGGAACGTCCACATCGCGGAACTCACCCGGTCTCAACGGCGAATTATCGCCTTTTATGCGCAATCCGCGCGATTTCAGGCCAGCTGGCAAGTTTGCCAGGGTGCCAGCGTCGATCAATTGACGCAAAATGGACGTGGATGACTTGGCGATGCCGCCCAACAGGTGCACCAGCCCAATTCCGTAGAAGCCCAGGCCCGGCAGATAGAGAAAATGGGAGAAAAACTCATTCTTGAGCTTCAGCTCATCGTCTTCCCGCCAGTTGCGATAGACGGCCAGGACTTTTCGGGAGTGTTTCTCGATGGTGATCACGTAGGGCAGGGCTATGCCCGTCTGCTCACCCTCGTCGTCCACGTCCTCGTAGCCCGGAAGGTCGTATTCCACATGCATTTCCAGCAATTCGTGCCGGTCGTCCTTCTCGGCGCTTGGGGTCTCGCCCGCAGCCTTGGCTTCGGCCTCGTCCACCTTGTTGTACTGCACGGCAGACTTCGGGATGTCCATCAGCCGGTACTGCCCCGCGTACTGCGCCTTGCGCAGCTCGTTGGGCTGCATACGCATCCGGTGCGTAATGCGAGGGCAGGTCTCCAGATCGGTGGTGCCGTAGGCCACAACGAGATCGTCGGCCATGATGAAGCGCGACGTCGGCCTGCCTCGCGTCGTATCCTGATAGACCTTCTTAAACACTGACCCGGCAATACCCAGGTGGAACAGCGCCTGCTCGTGCTCGCCGCGATACTCGGTCAGAACCTCGGTGCAGTGGTAGTTCATGTCCCGCCGCACCCGCGCGGCCTGCTTCTCCTTGTCCCGGGTCATCTTGCCCATGACTTTCGTCAACACTGGCCCGCCAGCGGGGAACGTCTCGGTCATGGCGTCGGCCTGGAACTTCACAACGGCTTCCGTCAGGATCGGATGGAAGACCCCGGACGCCCCGGCCCAGGGCTCACTGCGGTCCTCGATGTTCAGGCCCAACAGCTTCAGGCCCTTGGTGTACGCTTTCTCCCAGGGCTCGCGGGTTTTCTTGTCGTCATCGTAATGCTGCAGCAGCTCACCGGCCAGGAGCACCAGTTCCTGATCGCCCAGCTCGTTGGCCAGATTGGCCCCAAAGTCGCTCTCCTCGGCGTCCTGGGTCGGGTTAGAGGGATCAAAGTCGATGACCACACTGCCGTCGTCCTGGACCTCTTCATCCGCGACGATATCTTCGTCAGGGAGGGGCAGGTCGATTTCGATGGCTTCGCCGTCCTCAATCGTGAGATCGCTTGGCGCGAGGGCCTTGTCGATGCTGTTGGGTGTCATGGCCATATCAGACCTCCTCGTATGTTGCTTCGAATATCGCAACTTTACAGGGGTGGCGCTCCCCCGCCACTCCCGTGATAATCCAATCACTCTCGGTCACATCGTGGATGCCCTCAAGAGTATGGATGTGCGGCGTCCCGTAATGCATCGGGTCTTCGCCGCAGTCGCAGACGCCCTCTGGAAAAGGCCTATCATTCCAAAATTGCGTAGCCTCGATCACCACGGGTTTCTTCCTGAATGTAGTCATCAATCTACTCCTCAGTAGTATTCATATTTCTTCAGCGGCAGGACTTGGATGTCGTCCTCTTCCTCGTCCTGCAGCGTCTGGATGAAGCCGCCCTGGCGATAGCGCAACAGCGCCTGCGTCGAACTATCCACATAGTCATCGTGTTCCCCAGCTGGGAACTCCGCGAACTCTTCGATAACCTCATCGGCCCAGCGCTTCTCTGGTGCCCAGATGATCCCGGAATAGAACAAATCAGAGACGGCGTTGACGCGAGCAATCTTGTCGTTACCCCTCGACGGGGTGAACTCCCCAACCGGTATGCCCATGGCGCGCAGCTCATAGATCAGCGGCGCACCGGAGGCTCGTTTCTCCACGATCAAGGCCTCGGGTTGCCACTTGTCGTAATTCTCCAGGACAACTCGTTTCAGCTCGGGGAACTCCATCCTGCGCTTGTGCGCGTCGAGCAGGATCAGATTGGGCATGAACTTGCCGGTATCCGGATGCTCGCGCTGAAACACGCCCCAGGTGGTGCAGGCGGAATAGTCAGCCCGTTGCGTCTTCTCGAAGGCGGTGTCCCAGCTCTGAATGATGAAGTCCACGTGCGGCGGATCTTCGTGCGGCCAGCGCCGCCACCACTCGCGCTTGACCAGGGCACCCTCTTCGGCTGTTGGCGTCTGCTGATACTGCGCCATCCACTTCGGGATCGGCAGCTCGGCCTTGATCGCCAGGATTTCTTTCTCGGGCCAATACTCCGGCCAGATGGACTTCCCGGAGGGTAGGATCGCTGGCAGTTCGATCACCTCCCAGTCCTCGCCCGTCTCCTTGTCGGCAGCGGCCTTCAGCACCTGACCGGTCAGGTCACGCTTCGACCAGCGGGTCATCACGATCACGATGGCGGCTCCCGGCTGTACGCGCTGGCGGGGACCAGAAGTGTACCACTCGAACACACCATCGTAGATCTCGGGTTTGGTCTCGGCCTGCTTGGCTTCCTGCTCGGAGTGCGGATCGTCCAGGACGATCAGATCGCCGCCGCGACCGGTCATGGTGCCGCCCGTGCCCAGGGCAAAATACTCGCCCTTGGCCGTCGTCTTCCATTTGCCTGCGGCGGCGGCGTCGGCGTGGATCTGGGTCTTGGGGAAAATCTTCTGGTATTCGGGGGTGGAGATGGTGTCGCGGACTTTACGACCGAAATCCACCGCAAGATCTGCGGTGTTTGAGGCCTGGATCACGTATTTGTTGGGGAAGTGTCCCAGGAAGAACGCCGGGAACAGATGGGAGGCGAACTCAGACTTGGTGTGCCTGGGGGCCATATTGATGATCAGCCGCTTGCAGGAGCCTTTGACCACCCGCTCGAAGGCCTCGGCCATGATCTTGTGGTGGTAGCCCTCCACGAACCCTGGCCAGCAAATCTTCACGAACTTGATGAAGTCGCCCTTGGCTGCTTCCTTCTGCTTCGCTGCGTCCAGCCTTTGGAGCACGCGCAGCGCCGCCCGCTGTTGTTCCAGCGGCATGGTCATTATCTGGCGAAGTCGGCCAGATGCCTGAATATTGCCTGACGACATTCCATAAAAATACCCCGGTTTTCACACCGGGGCAAGTCTAGGAGGTCGTCGGAATGAAAAGAGCTTAGCGGAGCGGGCGGGCTGGCGCAAGCTTTACGCCGCTGCCGGTACAGTTTTCAGCTGGACAAACCACGCTGTTGGGCCGGTTCACTGCCACGGACCAGCGCATCTCGGTGCCGCAGAGATCACAGGCCACGCCCGCCAGGGAGTGAGCCTCGCCAGCCTTGGCGTTGTGCTCTTTTAGCTTGAGGAGCTTGTCGGGTGCGGCGGGGTGGTCGTCCATGGGCTAGGGGGAGGTCTGCCCGGTCCGGACAACACGTAATGAGCGCGACTTGTGGGCAAGCCGCTCTACATACCCCCGCCGCTCTAGGGCGTCCACATACGCGGACACCGAAGCCAAACTCTTCACCTGCATGGTGTTCATGATCTCCCTGAACGATGGCGCGTGATCATTAGCTTGCCAGTATTCAGAGATCACGTCCAGGCATTGTTTCTGGCGCGGGGTCATCTTCAGTGCACCGCCTCGCCCTCGCCGGGGCCCGACGGCACCAAGCTCCGCTCGCCTGCCTCGTTCTGCGTGATCTCCAGGCCCACGTGCTCCAGCAGCCCCTCCAGGAACTGCGGGATCAACAGCTCTTCGTCCGTGCCCTCGACACTCGCAAAGAGGACCGTAATGGCCCAGCCAAGGATATGCAGCATATGCGCTGGCGAGATCTCATCCTCGGCGCAGCGCTGCATCGCCTCGCGGATAAGACAAGCGGCGCAACCGCAGATCTCATCCAGCTCTTCTTCCACGTGGCTCGTTTCCTGTTCGGTCATTTTCGTCCACCCTTGAATATCGCCGCGTAGTTGGCGCGGTAGGCATCAGATGGGCCTCTTTGGGCAACGTAGTCGGGGTTGCTGGAGACCCGGCGCTCATTCTGAATATA